GTTCGCAAGACCCGCAAGGATTGCCTTGCCTCTGGAAGGACCCGCTAGCCAGAACTTTTTTTCTTTGACAATTCATCATAGGCCTCTATAAGGCCCACAAGGAAGCCGATTCCTAGATATATAACGCTTGGGGCAAAGACTTCAACCCAGCTCCATGCTTGCAGAAACCCGAAGCACTTTCCTAAGATCAACCCAGCCTGTACAAGTGTAATTATCGACATGTTTTGTACCTCCTTTTCTGGCATCAAAAAAGCAGGCCCGAAGGTCTGCTGGTTTTAATTTTCCTCGTTGATAACAATGCCACCGTTTGGGGACTGGAAACATTTGGAGACCGCCATGCTGCCATTACACCATGCTCCAAATTAGACATAACAAAAGGCACCAGGATAACCCTGATGCCCTATCAAAAAAGGAGGTGCCTTGTAAGGCCGCCGTTGTGGCGGACGGGGAAACATCACTGCTTCCCTCGTCCCTTTTCTCATACTACCATTATACTATGGAAAATTGCCTATTCCTGTCGATTTTTGTCGAAATCTGTCGCTAGGATTTTTTCCTGCTCCAAACTGGTATCCATGTCGAGGACGCCTTGAATGGGGAAAGCTGCTGCACCGTAAACAATACCTGTCAAGATGTCAATGCCCTCGTCATATCTTCTGCGACAGTAGCTAGAATCCTCATTGAGCCTGTTCCCAATCTGGTTCCACGTCAATCGGTGATGCTCAAATCCCGCTTTCCAGCGCAGGATTCTTTCGTAGTCACCCGGAAGACGTCTAAGTCCCTGTTCCACCCGTTTGAGCAACAAACGTTGGTCATGGTAGCGTTGTTTCTTCCCTTCGAGCTGTTCCGTGGCCGTTTCCTTGCACAGACAAAAAGCTTCTTCCGGGCTCTTGTTCACCCCGCCTCCACCGCCGACTTCAGGTCCGAACCGTGTCGTTTTTGGCGATGGATCCACGCGCAGGACAGCGGTTTCCTGAATAATTTCATCTCTAAGGATGTCAAGGTTGGCCCGCAATTCGTAAGCGTGCTCAAGGGCATATTTGACACGGCTTCTATAAATCTTTTCCACCATCTCCGGTCCCATCTCCCTTCAACACCTTCTGATGCTTTTCCTTGAGCCGTCCCATGAAGCGCTGCATCCTTTTCTCTCCAAAGCCGAACTCGTCATGCAGGATTTCCTTGCAATCGTCAACCCCCAGGTTGTAAACCGTCATGGAATAAGTCATGATCCATTTCCTGAAAATAGGAACGGGCATCCTCATGATTTCCTTGATTTCCTGCCTGGATAAGGGATGGCTCCTTCTTGTCATTGGCTCCATGATGCACCTCCAACGATTATTTTTCTATCCTCTTCATAGCAGTCATGGCTTTGATGCGTGAATCGTACCACTTCTTCACGTCTTGAGGATTGAAAACGCTGTCAGTCCCCTTAGCGATACCCCAAAGGCCGTCCTTGACCTTGCGGTAAAGAATATGTTCACTACCCACTCTGTAACAATAAATCAATGGTTCAAGCATCCTCTTCACCACCATTCTGTTCCAGATGGTCCGCGGCCATGTTCGCATACTCAGCAACCTTGCGCAGGTCTTCCACGTTGTTTTTCATGGGATAACGGTAAAGGTACTTGAGGATATTTGCCTCGCAAACCGCAAGGAAGGAATCTTTTTGCTTTTTTACAAATTTCTTGATTAAGTCAATGCCTTCAAACCCTCTCCATGAATAATGAGGTGGGTGGTGGACCGAATCATGGAATTTTTCTTCATGACGTTTTGGCAGTTCCCAGTCACATGGAATGTATGATAAGCAGCATCCTTTTTCGGGATCATCGGGATAAAATATACAGCCTTCGCAAGTATCTCCATTGCACTTACAGTTGCTTTTTAGTAACGCCGCCGCTATCATTAGCTCATTTTCACTTATCATGTTGTCATTCCTCCTCAAGCAGATCCAGATCCCACCCCGCAGGAATTGGTCCTCCCGGGGAAAATTTGCTCTTACAAAATAATTCAATGGCACAACCGTCGCAGCCATGGATAACACAATAGTCTTTAATGGTGATAACTGCTTTAATGACGGCCTTATCCTTATCGTTCATTTCCAGACTCCCATTCCCTGTAAAGTTTGAACCAATCCTCGGCGTCCATCGTAACTTTCCAGCCCGTGTTATTCTTGCGGTGGAATACTGTCGGCAGGTTTCCTGTCGTCTTTGCCGCGTCTCTCCGTGCCTGGTCAAGGGCATCGTCGAGATTAAGGTGCTCCACACGCTTGACCTCGATGTGGATGCCTGGCAGGCCTACCACGTCAGCCGTGCCGTCAGGGGTGTTTCCACAGAACTGCGCTGAACGGCGGGCCTCATAGCCTTCCGCCCTGCAGAGCCTGGCCACTTCTAACTCGCCTTTTGCACCCTTTCTCTTGCTGTTAGTCATCGCTTCACTTCCATTTCCTAGTTTTACACTTCTATTTTGACTTTTAGACTTTTAATTACTTTCTCAGAACCACTGTCCATATGTCTGGAGAAGTAGGGAGAGGGGAAATGTGTGTGGGAAACGTAGTCCCACACATTTACCCCCTACTTCCTGACATATGCAGTAGGGAAATAAGGAAACACTATATATATAACTGTGTTTCCCTTCCCGATTCTTTACTAAGGTAAATTAATAAATCATACTTCTGTGTTCTTTCTTCTTTCTACCACCCCATTTTTGATTAAGAATCCTCCGTTATTTTCTATATATTTCCTTGTAGTCTTCTCTGTCTTAGAAAAATACCTTGCCATGTCAGACAACTTTGCTTTCCCTGCCTCGTTCGCATACGCTTCAAAAGCGATTTCCACGCTGTCGACATTCTTGGCAGCTTCTTCCTTCTTCGCCTTGTTCGACTGTTCCCTACCCTTCTGGTAAACATCAGCCAGGCTGCCCTCTTCCATGGCATCCTTGAGCATGTCCGTGTCGTCAGCTACATGGACGGGATAACGGAAAAAGACGTTGACCGGAGGAAAGGACGGAAACTCCCGCAGCGTTCCGGTGATACGCCAGGCCGTTGCAATGTCATCCGGATCTTGGTCCTTCACTTTGAGCTGAATCATGTCCAGCATGGCATCAGGGTCACGGGCAAAGACGCCGGACCCACTGGCGCGGTCCATGGACTTCTTGAGCCCTTGACCGCCCTTGCTGTGATGGTGGCAGTAAATGACAGCGCAGCCAAGCTCAGTGCAGATCTTGTCGAATTGGTTGCAAAAGTGAGCCATCTGGTCGGCGCTGTTTTCGTCGCCCGTTATGACTTTGTAGATAGGGTCAATGATGATGGCCATGTAATCTGATTCCTGCGCCCTGGCAATGATTTTCGGTGCCAGTTTATCCATAGGGACCGACTTGCCACGAAGGTTCCAGATTTCTACGTTGTAGTCTGCATCGTGCCCGATGCCCAGGGCCTTCCCCACAACGTCAAAACGGTCAAAACAGGATGGCTCATCAATTTCAAGATTGACGTAAAGAACCTTGCCACGCTCGCAAGGAAAATGGCCTAGCCATGTCGTTCCTGATGCGATGGCCATGGCAAGTTCAATGAGCGCAAAGCTCTTTCCAGCCTTAGATGGTCCTGCAATGAGCATCTTGTGCCCCTGCCTCAATACGCCGTGGATGAGCTCATCTGCTTTGGGCGGCAGCCCTTTGTCTTTTGCCTCTCCAAGATTCTTGATGAAGGGCATGTCGTCATTGGTATTCTCGATCCATTCCCGCCACTCGTTCCAGGATTCCTTTCCAAGGTTGGTCCCGATGAGGAACTGTTTCTTGCCGCCTCGTTTGATGCCAGGAAGCCGGGAAAGCCTAGAGGGATTTTTGTTGGCCGTGTCGATGGTAAGCCCATTCTTTTCGCAGATCTTATATAAAAATTCGACACGCTGCCGATATTCTTCCGCATTGGCTGCATCAATCTTAACAATAGCGTGAATGCTTTTTGCGCCGCTGTAGGTCAGGGTTGCCACTGGAAGCTGCAACTTGCGGATGGCCTCATTTTGTTTTGCAAGGGACAGGTCATCACATTCGACCAGAGCGTATTTAAAGGCGGTCACATTTTCGTTGTTGACGCCGTGACCATCAAGGGCATTGATGCGGATCCACATGCCCGCCTCCGGATTATAATCACCAAAGACGGCACCAATATCACCATTGCATTTTTCTAATTGAGTAATGAGCGTGCTGCTCGTTCTGCTCGTATAGCCACCATTGGCAGGGATAAATTTATCCGTGTCATCCTTCCGCATGCTTTCGTTGACGTAGCCGACATGGTCAGAGGCGTCAAAGAGGGTCCGGAGGAAGGTGATGATTTCCTGGACCGGTTTCCAGTCCCCTTGTGGTTCCCTAAAGGCTTCCCCTTCGAGGAGTTTGGTGTTGATGATGATCCCGCTTGATGGGTCTTCACGAATCTCATCGTCCCACGAAAGCGCACGGCCTGCTTCCCGTTCCTTAGGTTTCCACCCTCGTTCCTTTGCCATCATGGTAATGGTGGCACCCGTTACAGGGTTGGGAGAGCCGCGAAAGCCCTCCCATTTCTTGCTGCATTCGCCCTGGTGATATCGTCCACTGTCAAGGGCGCTCCAGTTTTCCCAAGCGCTGAGAGGATAGCCTTCTTTTTGGAGGGCCATCCCCACCTGCAGCCACTCTTGATAGGAGCAGGAAGTTGGATCTATGAAATTAAGCACGCCTAAAAGGTCAAATTGCTTCATGATTCATTCCTTCTTGAGGCTTGTAGGCAGCGGGGATAATGCCAGACGGGATGCGCCAATCATTTTCCGCGATACGGCCAATCATGCTGCTTGCCGCGGAAAAGCTCCAAGTCCCAACATGAGAAAAGCCTTTGCGTTCCAGGAAACGGATCTGTTTTGGCGTGGAAAGGCCATTTTGTTGGCGCATCTTGAGCCGCTCAATGAGCTGCGTTGCAAGTCCTGCATTTTCTACCGTGTCCGGTGCAATGCCATGCTTTTCAAGATATTCAAGCTGCTTTTTCGTTGCAGGTCCCTTCTCCCACATAAAAGTCGGCTCGTACCCTGCAAGGTCGCCAGCCTCGATGCTGAAGAAATACTGGATGGGGTCCACTAGT